GCCATGTAATATGACAAGCCTGCAATTAAGCAAGGTAAAAAACGGAACGGTACGTCTTGCGTGTTAACGCCGTTACCCGCGTCATGAACTCTACGTAAACGCCAGTACACAAACGTGTAATAGGGCTGTGCAAGCGTTCCTTGGTCAGGGGTAGGCCACACTACTATCTTGGGGGCATCAACGCCTGGAGGGGGTGTTACGCTGGTTGCAGCGTAGTCTGCGCCAGACTGGCGATTTATCCACACCTGAATTGGACGAGCCTGTTGAAGTTTATTTGGTATGGTGGCGTATGTCGAGACTGAAATTCTGGTAATTGTTAAATCGGCCTGATTATTCTGTACGCCCGGGTTTGTACGGATAACGTGTTCAAGAAGGTCAACCGTATCTACGGGTAAGTCATAGGTACTTTGTCCCTGCACCAAGGGAATCTGCCCCTGCTCAACCGTCCACAGATTAATGCCTCGGTTAGCCCAATCAGCAAATAAAAGGTTTAAAGAACGCCGCGCAGTGCGCAAGTCATAGCCTGTGCGCAGTTCTGAACCACAGCGTTCAAACGCTTCCTCAACGATCTCAGAAAGATCGAGGTTAAATGTGGCATTAGCGACTACGGTCATCTTTTAGCTAACCTTTCGAAACGGCTTTACTTTTGCTTTTACTTTTGCTGGCTGCGGGACGAACTGCTTTCCCTGGGCTTTGCCGGCTCGTTTTGCTCGTGTTGTTGCTGCGTACTCCTGCGGGCTTAGCGCTTGTATTGCTTTTTTTGGCAGGTACCGCTCGCCTGTTTCGGACGACTTTTTTCCTGACTTGGTTGTCCACTTCTGGTCGCCCCACGACTTCAGGCTTTGTTGTGATTTCGCTAGTGCCACCGAGTAACCTCCAGAGCCATTTAAACATTATTTGTACCCACCACCAGCTGCCTTGTACTTCTTAGCAACGAGTTGTGCTTTACGCGCTGACCACTGGCCTGCGCCAGTACCATGGGTTGCAGCCGATTTTACTTGGGATACGATTTTTTTTCGTAATCCCGGTTTGGTGTAATTACCCGCCGCATTAACCGTACCGCCTTCAGCGTACAAATCTACGTCTTGCGGTTTGTCTTTACGGTGAATAACCTTCTTGCCCGGCATTTTGCTAGGCATTACAGCGCCCATGCCGCGACTTGGTCTCATGCTCTTGTCTTCCCACGTATTGCGCAGCCGTCTGCGCGTTTAGAGGCTGAAGACTTAATTATTCCACCTTTAGCTTTTTCAACGGGCTTACTTTCTCTTCTGGCGTTAGTTAAAGTATTAACCGCATCGTATGCGCCAGTAGCTGCGTCATTTAAATTAATTTTTGCTTTATCTAGTAAAGAAGGTTCTTCCCAGTACATTTTATTTTTGTACCTAGGAATATCTTTATCTTCTTTTACTACAGTTTTTTTAGCGTCAGCCATGATTTAGCACATTCCGCCAGACTTCATAACAATCATCTTACCTTTGGTGTGGCCTTTGGTTACGCAGCCATCAGCGCGGGTTACGCCGCCTTTAGCCATGCCGTGCATTTTTTTCTCATGGCCTTTAACAGCCTCGCCAGCGACTTTTTTCATCATTGGCATATCTTTTTTAATGTCAGAATGTTTCATATTAGCAAGCCTTTCCACTTTTCTTTTTAGCCACACCGCCTTTTTTCATTGGCATTGCAGCAGGTTTAGCTGTCTTTTTACCGGCAGCCGCTTTTTTCTTTGCAATCATTTCCATAAACGGGTTTGGTTTTTTCATGGTTCCACCTTCTTTAAATTTTTTGCCTTTATCGGCAGTTAAAAACTCCTCACCAACAGAGCGAGGGATACCTACTTTTTTGGCGAAACCAGGGTTTTTAGCTATGGCCGCCATGAAATTGTGTTGCTTCTTACTTACGCTAGGCATTTGCTATTTTGCTTTGAATAAGTTGGTCAATTTTGCTTTCAAGGCGGTTAAACCTTGCATCAATGTGATCCGTAATTCTTGTAACTTCTTCACGAGTAATGTGCTCACGCGCTACCTCCACTCTTGTTGTATTAAGCTTATCGTCTAAATCTTTAATCTTGCTAAACTTTTCGTTCACGATATACCCTAATACAGATAAAAATACAGTTAAAAGGCCAGACCAAGCGGCTATGATAATAGTTAAAAGGTGCTCCATCAGACCATCTTCCCTTTAGTCTTGCCGCGTACTTCGCAGCCGCCACCACGAATGGCCCCACCTTCTTTGCAGTTCCAAGCCCGTAAAGACTTGTTAATACGTGAATCTGGGTCGTTAGCGGTTTTAGCGCTGGTTAGCTTTTTCTTCATACCCTTCATACGGGCACAGAAAGAATCACGGCGTGAGCCGCCCTCTGGTTGAGGTGCTTTTAGCCCGGGTTTCCCAGGGTTTGCGGCATTGTAGGAAGCCCGCCCTTTAGCGTTTAAGCCTCCGGATTCGGACTTACCTTCTTTGCGAGTCCAAGCGGGCGACTTAGCCATAAAATACAGTAACCGTCATATTGGCTGGGGTAGTGGCGTAGATGCCTGCGTCACAGCGGATGCCTTCTCCAGGAATTACCACGTTAACCGCGCCTGCAGCGGCGGGAGCTACAAAGCTAAATTTAACTGTACCGCCAGAGCCGTTTTGTAAAGTCATCGTACCTCCAGCAGTAGGTACAGAAACTAACAAGCCTTTAATACGAGCAGGCCCCGCAAATACTGTTGCGTTAGTTGCTGCAGCTGCAATCGCTGTTGATAAAACGTCATATTGCATCATAATTAATCTCCTAAGATGTTGAGTAGACTAGGGAAAACCCTAGTCCGCCGGATTAATTATTAAACGTGGTTTGGAACTGACCGCCATCAGAATTACGTACAGCATAAGTAACAATGATTGTCGCAGCGCCAGTAGTTAAGCCAGCACCAGCCAATGTGTAAGCAATAAACACATCAGTAGCACCAACATTCAACCAGCCATCAGGCGTAGTTGCATTAGCACCCAGTGCTACGCTACCGACAGAAGTAACAGTGCCAGTTGTAGTGAAAGCAGTGCCACCAATATTGAGTACGCAGGTAGTAGCAGCGCTAAATACGGTGGTGGTAACAACTTTAACGTCAACGATCTGTGAACCAGCTGGGACGGCAATTAAGTTGCCTGTCAACGTGCCAAATACCACAGGAGCAGATTGAGAAACAACTGTGCAGCCGGTATTACGTACTGCATCAGCAGTTGTGCCAGTAGTGTTTTTAGTTGTGCCGAGTAGCCAAGGGCCTAAGTGAGTAGCGAAACCCATAGTAATTCTCCATACAAAGTAAGTCTATTAATCGTGTATGCGTCCGCTGGATCGGTTTAATAGACTGGTTTATCCAGTTTTCACAATCTTACTACTATTTTAACTTTGTGCAAGTCTTTTTAAAAGAAAAAACCCCGCTTTGTGGGCGGGGTTTAGTACAACTTGGTGCTTATTAAGCGCCTGGCGAACCGAACATGCCAAGTGGGTCAGAATAGCCGAAGCTATAACGCTCACGTGACTTGTAACGTACGTTACCAGTGTCAAAGTCTCCATCCATGTTATTGGACAAAGGCATACGCTCAAAGTGCTTCATGCCGTTTGGAACATCAGTGGTCAAGAACCATGCGTTGTTGTCGGTCAGATAGTGGTTAACGGTGTAACCTTCTGGGATCGAGCCATTGTTCTTAATTGCGTTAATGTCGTTATCGGTTGTGCCTACGCGGAGGTTGGTTTCCAACAAACGTGTTGCAACGAATTGCAGTGATGGTGGAATTACCAATTTACGTGGCATTGCAGCGATGAGCAAACCGCGCTCGTCAGTCCAAGCAGCGATCTGAATAACGGCGGCTTCCAAAGAAGTCTCGTTTAAGTCAGCGCCAGTTGTAGGACGGTTGCTGTTTGTGCCACCAGAGATCAATGGATGCTGTGTAGAGAACAAAGGAACGCCATCACCGCCATTAACGGAAAAGCCTGTGTTCAATACGGCAGCAGCTTTAACCTGCTTGGTGTATGCCATTGCACGAGCCAAAGCCTTGGTATAACGGCCAGAAAGGCTGTCATACAAGTTATCTTCAATCGCTTCTTCAGTGATTGAGAAACCCAAAGCAATGGTTTCGTGTGTATAGCGAGCTGTGAATGCCTCTTGTGCATTGTCATAAGCGATGGCTGAGCCCTCGTTCTTGACTGGTGCAGCGGAGAAGCCAGACAGCTTGGTCTCTTCTTCGAAGCTACGCTCAGATTTCTCTGTTTCGTAGATCTCTTTGTGCTCTTCGCCGTAACGCTTATATTCGAGACCGAACAAAGCATTTAAGCCTGGGAGCAACTCTTTCAGTAGTTGTGCGCGTGAAATAGCCATTTAATTAGCTCCTTAAGCAGTGTAATCCAGTGCGGCTGCACGGAGAATTTGTGGGTTGTTCAGCTTCACTACTACTTCGGTGAAGGCCGTTGCGTTAGAAGCAGTTGCTGGAACAATCTCTACAACTCGAACTGGAAGAGCTGCTGCGTTGCCTTGTGCATTGGTTGCATAGACAGAAACAGCGGAATCGCCAGTAGTAGTAGAGCCAGTACCTTGACGTACAGACATGTTGGTGCCAACAATGCTTTGGTTAACTGTAGTAACAGTTGCGTTACCACTGAAAGTAACCGCTACTTTAAAAGCAGCCATAGGATCGTCAACTACATAAGCAACAGCGCTAGTAGCAGCGGCGTTACCTGGATAGTATTGAGCCTGTATGGTTTGACCTTGAGTGTTAACATACTGAACACCCATAAACACACCATAGGTGTTATTTGCGGCTGCTGTAGTAGAGTCAACAGTTACGGTCGATTTTTCAATAGTGCCACCTGCGGCTACACGAACAATATCCCCGTTAAAAATCGCAGTGTTATAAGTACTTGCGATTGGCAATAAACGGGTTGCACCAGCGTAGGGTTTGCCATCTACACTGTTGATTGGCTGTAAGCCGTAGGGAGCTGAAACGGTTGGATAAGCCATTTAAATCTCCTAAATTAAAAGTTATTTACTGCCATTACCGAAGCCGCCGCCTTTACTTACTGTGGTCTTGCGATCACTAAAGAGAGGCATACGAGCATCGCTGTTTTTCATAAAACTGTTGTCCACAGAGTCCATCTGATTCTGGGCTTTTTGGGCATAGTATTGACGCCGACCTTCAATCATCTCTTTTGGCGCTTTGCACAAAAGCAATCCACCAATTTCAACGTTTCCGTCTTTGTTACCACCTACCTGAAGCTCAGGATGATCTACCGCTTTAACAGGTTCCCAACCATCACGTCGTTTTTGAGACAAATTCGTTGCATGTTCCTGCCCTGCAATCGAAATAGCCACCCAGAAAAAATCATAATCTGGATCGGGTGTTGGATCGGGTAATGTACTCGCTGGTTTGTAAACATAACGAGTTGGGGTTTTTTCGCGAGTTTCTAAATCTCGTGGTGTGCGGTTATTAGCCATTTTGAGTCTCCAATTTAAGAACTTCCTGTGCATACTGTTTGTGGGTCAATCCATACTTTTCAGCCAAGCGAGCTTGGGTCGTAGTCAGTCTGATTGTTTTCTTGGCACCCGATGAACGAGTGGCAGGAGCCACAACATTTGCAGGTTTCTTTGAAGGCTCTGCTCTAGCCGCCTCAGTGCTTTTAAACACGTCGGGGAACACCTGTTTTAAGCGAGCATCAACGCGCTCGAAGTATTCATCAGAGCGGGGATCTACCCCCGTAGTCACTAGTTTTTGATGCAGCCCTAGTGCAAAAGCTGTTAATTCCTCGTACCCTGGTGTCCCGAACCACTGGTTTTTTGCTTGCCAGCGCAAGGTTTTATCGTCGAGACTTGGTGCTTCTGGTACTGATTGATACGTTTGTACATCATTTCTTTCTATCTGTAAAGGGGTTGGCTTGAAATTTTTTGCAGATTCCAAACGCATCTTGGCTTCTGTCAAATTTTCTTGTGCCTCAAGCATCGCATCAGAGTCGTAAGACTCTTGTGCTTCTTTGTACTTGCGGCGTGCCATCTCCATCTCTGCTTCGGCTTTTGCTTGCAACGTTTCTGCATAGGTAGCTTCGCCCGACTTAACATACTCTTTCAGTCGTTTATTCTCTTCCATGAACTGCTGAGCTAAACGCTCGAGTTCTTGTTTTTCACGCTGAGCTGCTTCTTTAGCGCGTCTTTCGTCGTGCCGTGCGTGGGTTAACTGCTTGATCCGGTTTTGTGCACCTTGAGTGTAGTTCTCGATTTCGTCGTCGGTTGGATCTTCGACTTCGTGGTCAAGAGGCTTGGCTCTGCGGTCACGCTCGGGGGTGTCATCTTCGATTTCAATTGTCACATCGCCTTCAGCGTCAATATCAATCTCAATGTCATCTTCGGGTTTACCCGTATTTTCTTCTTCTACTTCGTGGGGAAACTTAAAGTCATCATTTGCCATGTGTAGCTCCTTTAAACGCGTGAAATGCCGCGGGGGTCTTCGACTGTTGCTTCGACCTGATCGTCATTAATCAAGCGAAACTCTTTTCCGTGAATCATGATCCGCGTCCCGGAATATGGACGGGTAATAACAAAGTCTCCAACCTTGCACCATGGGCCGTCTGGGAACTTCTCGGCGTCATAGGCGGTGGGGCCTACTTTTACAACAAACAACACAGGGGAAGTGATTTCCTCAGTTTTTACCACTACGTCGGCTTTGATGATTCCACTAGAGTACGTGTCTCCGACTTCAACCAGTGCACACAACAAACGCCAGCCCTTTGGTTCTGGTAGGGATTGCGCCTTTTGCTCGGCTGTTTCAAACTCATGATCCACTTTTGGGACAGATACGCCCGGCGGCAGGATTAATTCAGATTCCGGTAATGCGATGGTTTCACTCATCGTTAGCTCTTTCTAAGTTTTCAGCGAGGTCAAGTAGGTGACGCTCTGCATAGGCTAGACCTCGAATCACCCCGCAAAGCTCTTTATAGGACGCATGGTCTTGGCATTGGCCGTTAGCCATGTCGTCCGTAAAGTTGTTCATATCCGAGCGAATCTTTTCCCGCATCGTTCGAATAAAGTCCATTGTTAACAAATCCATCGTTTATCCCTCTGTTGGTTTCTCTTTCTTTAGTAACGCTGCGCGTTTGTACGCCATGTCTACTCCCGTAGATACTGCGAACTCTTTCTCCTTGAGAGCCTGTGCCTTATCGGCCTGCGAAACCTTAATCTGCGCATTCATACCCGCAATCTGCTCTTTGGACATAATTTCAGCTTCTTTGATCCGTAGCTCGTCCGCTTTAGCAGCGGCATCCGTAATCATCTTCTTCTCTTTAAGCTGAACTTCTTTTTGCTTAATCTGCAGTTCCTGCATCTGGAGCTGCAATACCGGATCTTGCGCGTTTTGCTGGGCTTGTTGCTGCGCCACCATTGCTTTGGACTCGGCAAGAACCTGACCAGAGGCTTCTGCCATGAGGCGGCTGATCTCTTTTTCCATCTGTTCTGGCAACTCGTCTTCTTGGTTAGGTAGAGATACACCAAGCGCTTGCTCTATCTTCTGACGATAGGCATAGCCGACGTGCTCAGCGATGTGTGCCTGCATTGCGCCCATAATCGCCTGCGCTTGTGGGTTTTGCCCAATAAGTTGCATAACAACGGGATCCTGCATGGCCGACGTATGTACCTTGATGTGGGCTTCGTGGTCCTGATACTGGAACGCCTTAAGCGGTTTGCCCCTTAGCGCGTTCTGGTTCTCAGAAACCGGATCAGTTGGCTTCTGGTCTTCTTCAAGCGGTACCAGCTTATCCGCGTGCTTAATACCCAGCACCTCCAACATCTGACGGTGTAAAACTGGCAGGTTGTAAATGTGTGGCGCCATCTGCGCCAGTTGAATAACGGCTTGGTACTGGACGACGCGTTGACTGAGGGTCGCTGCGTTGGGGTCCGATACAGGCAAAACCTCAACATTGCTGTAGTCCGCTTTCTTTGCGTGTGGGGTGCCTTCTTCTGGCTCGTAGGTGTACTCATCGTCCGTATAATCTCTAATTATCCCCGCTAGTAACTGCAACTCTTGCTTCATCGAATAGTGAACGCGTGCCTGAACAGCAGACATCACCTTCAAAGTTCTCTCAAGAATAGCCAGCGTCGTACCAACTGGTGCGTTACCAGACATGTCGGCAATCTTCATATCTGACGTTGCGG